CCCTACCAGATGGAATGTATACTTGCCTGCCTTGACTGCCGCTGCCAGCTGGCTCTGTGTATAGGGCGTGTCGACGGTAAAGCTGCCGTCATAAATCCTGTTCTGGCTGCTCTTATTGACCGCGCAGCCAGCTGACACGCCTGTCACCCAGTACACAAGGCTTGCCGCACTGCAGCCGTCGTCGAGCACCTTATTGTTTACGCTGATGACGCCGAGGGAATCAGCTTTTGCATAATCGTAAAGGACAAGCTGGAATTTCATGCCCAGCTCATCGCGCAGCCGTTTATTGTAAGCGGTATACAGCGCCTTTGTGGCATCATCCGTCACAACTGCCCCCATGGTGTTGAACAGACAGGCTTCCGCCTTATCCAGATATGCCTGATGGTCTGCGCTGCTTACCTCTCCGTTTTCGCCGCCCTCTAACGGCATTGATACCGTCTCCTCCAGCACAATCCCCGACTTCCATGCCACGTACTTGTTATCCTTCAGCGCATCTGCTGTCGTAACCGTCTGCTCATCCACAATCTCATTTCCCAAAATGGTTTTTACATGGAATGCGGCTTCGTCATCCGCATCTGCCTGAATGGAAATCCTGAGGTCATTGCCGCGCACGCCGCAATACAATGCCTCCGCAAGACTGTTGGAAGCCTTCTTTCCGTTTCCGTTCAGACGGTATCCATAAAGTGTCTTTGTGTTCAGGAATAAATCCCGGAGCCCTTTGAGCTTGTCACTGGCGTATGGATATCCGAAAAGCTCCATGCTCTTTTTCTGGAAATCACCGCTTGTCACCTCAAAAATTTCACCGGAAACGCCCCAGTCCAGTTCAAGGGGCATTGTCGCGATTCCCCTTTCGGAAAGGGATGCCGATGCTGCCGTCTTTGATACAAAGTTTATGTACGCTCCCGGCAGCTCCTTATTTTGTACGATAAATGTTCCTCCTCCTAATGCCATTATCATTTCACCTTACCTTTCATTTGATTTTTGTTTTGTTCTTTTACATCTTTTGCCATGTGTTGTTTCAAACTACCTCCTTCATGCTTTCATGGATGTTTCCACGGAAAGCTCCTCCATGACAGGGATGGGTTCTTTTCCTCCGTAAACAAACAAGTCGTAGTTTACATAAAAATCCATCATTCCATCCGCCATTTCCCATTTCATTTTTGTGCCACGCATGGCATCTCCGGAAACAATTACCTGTTCCAGGCAGCAGGAAAGCCTTTCGGCAGCTGCATTGCATTCCCTGTTTGCCTGTTCCCTGCTTTTCGGGACATACCGGATACAAAACCGGTTCTCCCTGAAATACTGGTTTCCCCGCTTCAGCTGATGCGTGGCGCCAACACAGCGCACAAAAAAACAAGGTCTTTCAAAACCTTGTTCAAGCGACTCTGTGTAAATGGTGAAGCTGTCACCAAATTCAGCACGTAAGGAGGTGCTGACTGATTCAATTATGGAATTTGTCATGCATCCACCTCCCTAAAAAATATTTTTGCGCCAGACGGCCTTTGTCATGCCATCACCCCCCTTCAAAATCACCTGTGTATGCTGCCATTTTTAATGGGTGATTTTTTACAATATCATCATAGCACATCTGCAGGTAGGTTTGGGTAGGTAGTTGTAAATTCCTGCAGGGCGTGTCTGTGCAGCTCCTTTATGTACTGGTAGCTATAGCTCATCTCATCGGCAATCACTTCAAGCCTCTTGTTCTCAACATACCGTTTATAGAGCAGTTTTATGTGGTCCGCCTTGTTGATGTTATGAATCTCACCGATTATTTTGTGCTTGAGGTCAACATACTGGTCAATCAGGCCGTCAATCTCATTTTCAAGGTCGATGATCCTGACAATCCGCTTTTCATATGCTGCCTCTGACGAACGGCTT